TACATCTATATTCGTAGATCAAAACACAACTCCATCTTCTATCTTTAAAAACCCTACCAGCTTAGTACGTTTAGTCCTATTCTCAAACTCAGTAGTAATAGGTAGCCACTTCTCCTCCCACTTAGGCTGAGGTATATCGGTTAAGTTAAATCCCCACACACCATCAGGTGTGGAGTTAATATACCAAGGTGTAAGGGATCTAATACCTGCTGCCAATATTAAACCCTGATACTTACTCTCTTCAATAAGTAGATCAGGGTAGTGGGTCTTGCGAGACTTTAATTCTATAAACATCTTATGTTCTAGTGATATACAATCCCAGTTATCAAACTCTTCACTCTTCTCAAGGTCGGGATAGTAATTCTCTTTTAGGTATTCAAATAATTGTGGCTCTTTAAACTCTATGCCCAAGGTGTCTCACCACCTAACCTGTCTTGTAATCTACGCAAGGCTGAGGTTGACCGGCGATCAGCAGTAGATATAGCACACTCTAAGTACTGCGCTATCTGATTTAAAGTAAAGTTATCGTGGTATCTCATCTGTAATATAGTCTTATCTTCTTGACCTAGCTTTAGATAAGCCTTCTTTAAATCAATTAGGATAGCTAATAGGTTGCCACCTTCAGCAGGTGTTGACTGTTTGCGAGGTGTGCCATCGTTGATCATCTCTTGTGCTTGCTCTAGTACTGTACCTTCTACAACGGAAGCAATAATAAATGGAATTAACTGTGCAATAGTTGAGGTATCGTAGAACGCTTCATCACCTACTTTATATCCAGCCTTACGAGCCTTCTCTTTACGAGCATATCTTTCTGCAACTCTACGCATCTGATAGACAATACGCTTCTCATTGTGTTCACGCTTTTTTAAATCAGGTTCGTTAAGCAGATCAGTAAACTGTTGACCGCGACCAATAGCCCAGAGATAACACTCTTGTCTTACATCATCAGGGTCAACCCAACCTTTAAACTTATTAACTATACTATAAGCAACTGATGGTACTAACTCGTATAGAGTTGGGTGTAATTCTGGACTCATTTATCCCTAGATAAATACTCAATAGCCCTTGCTAATAAATTGATACTGTCATCAAATAAACCAATAGCTCTATTATGTTGCGAGCAAAGCAACCCTCTTACTTTACCTGTCTCGTGGTTATGATCTATATCTAATGCTCTTTTATCGCTAGGTTTTTTATTACAAATGTAACAAACACCGTTTTGATCTATTAACATTTGATCATACTCTTCAGTGCTTATTCCATAAGAGCGAATCCTAGATCCTCTTTGTTCTTCGTAGGTTTTATTTTTTGTACGAGGCATAAGGATTATTCACAATCCAGTGTCTGCACCTCAGGCCAGTTGTTATCTAATACCATAATTGCAATAGCTGAATAGTTAAGTAAGTCAACAAAAGAATCTCGCAGTGATTCATTACTTGGTTTAACTTTGCTATCTACTAGGTTATTAATACGAGCAATCTTGTCCCACATACGCACTCTTAGTCCGTTGATAGGACCACCAGGTGATCTTGCAATATTTAATGGACCGTAATCGTGGTGCTTAGAGATAAGTAAATTACCGGCGGCATCCATAACGCGCCACATATTGGAAATAAACTCTTCTTCTATTCCTTCGTTGGAGGTGGTGCGATTTCTATTGTGTGCTTTTCGTAATTGATCTTGATAATAGAGATCCCTAAGGTCGCCAACCACTCTGCTAGTACCATCAGGTCCGAGTTCTTCATACATTAGCCACTCCGATTGTCCGTTTTGTCTCTTCTATACCCTTTGCTAAGTATAGATCATTGAGGTCCATACCAGCAGGAAGCGACACGATAGTGGAATTAATAACTTCTTGGGCTACCATTCTAGAAAACTCAGCACCAGGATTTGAACCATCTTCTTTTAAATCATTATCACCAATAATATAAACCCTGCCATAGCCAGTAAACATCCTAGTAAAGTGTGACTTCCAAGCCTGTACACCAGGAACTCCTACTGCTGGTATACCTAAGATTGCAGATGCAACAATAGTATCTAGCTCACCTTCACAGATTGCTATGTAATCACTAGTTAAAATAATATCGCTAACATTATATAGATGACCCTTCTGTCCTAGTGGTGCTCCATACCTAGGTTTACCTTCATCTAATCTTCTAAACTTAAAGCCAACACAGTGTCCCATTACCGTCATATAAGGTATGGATAGCCAGCCTTGATAGTGCTCGTGGGTTGCAGCAGGATCTTTTATGTAGCCTAAGTAGTACTGATCAGCTACCTCTTTAGAAATCCCACGACCTGCGAGAAAGTTTATTGCTTCCTCGTTTAGATCCTTGTTGTACTGTACTGCCGCTTCTAGCGAGGATTTCAATTGCGCGGGCGAGAGCATCTTTAAACTCCATATTCTCTATAAGACTAATAATGTTTACTGCGTTGCCACCCTTACCACAAGTGTGACAGAAATATAAATTGTCCTTAGTGTTTATTACTGCGCTTCGCCTACTGTCGCTATGTAATACACACCTTACAGAACAAGCCCTACCTTCCCTTACCTCACCGCCATAGTGAGCAACTATTACTCCAATGGGTATTGTGTTCGCATCGGTTCTGCCATTGCGAAGGCTAGGCTTCCTACTTCTGGACCAGTCTTGTGCTGGCATCCGCAGTCCTCCTTACATTTCTTGTGCATAGTAGTAGCGCGTTTGAACTGACCGATCTTATTCAGTTCACCACCTGCCTTGCATACTTCGCAGATCATTCTTCTTCCTTAACCTCTTCCGTAACTGGTGTTACTTCTTCTACTACCTCTACTACTGGTTGAAGTATATCTGTTGTAGTAATTATGCCTTCTGGTACTGGTGTCATTGCTTCTCCTTTAGCCATTGTGTTAGGTCTTGGATTACCCAAGCCTTATCTATTCCTGCGTTTCTTCTCTTGAAGAGTACATAAGATAAAGGCTGACTAATACCACGATGCTTAGAATAATTAGCAGCTTCTTTCTGCGCTTCATCCCAGAACTCCTTTAGATTTAACTTCTTAGTATTCTTTAACTCAAAGATAAAAGTCTCACCGGCAACTATAACTACTAGATCACCTTCATCTTCTGAACCTGATAGACGTAACCTCTCAGCTACTGCGCCCATCTTCCTAAACCATTTCATTACATCTACTTCAAACTGAGTACCCTTACTCTTGTTATACCTTGGATTCATTAAACACCGCATCTCTTCTATACATCATACCCAAAGCATCCGAGTCACTGATCTGACATATTCCATAGTTAACAAATAAACCAATATGATCAGAGCCATCGGCAGTATGTGGACCAAACCTATTCTTAACTGCTGCTACCTTTAATATTTTATTATAAGGATCAAAGCCAAGAGTAAGTATTAGTGCAGGTAGTTGAGATACCTTACCGTGAATAGACCTACGAGCAGGTGGTTCAGTAGTCTTTCCATACTCAGTCTGTTCACTAACGTGGTGTAATACCAATACACAGGCTTCAGTCTTGCGAGCCATATCGTGGAGTTCCACCATAATAGCTCGCAGACCTGCCCATTCATTATCAGATTCAGCAGCAACATTCATCAGGTTATCTATAACAACCAACTCTGGTGGAATACCAAACAATTCAACATAAGCTCTAACCTCTAACTCAATATCATCTAACGATGGTGATGAGTCAAAGACGAACTGTATGTTTTCTAAATTGTCTAGATGCTTATCGTAGTAATGACGGTTACTATTTAAGTTACCTTCCACCATAAGTTGGCTGTGTCCTGATAGGTGAGAGGCTGCTCTCATCATCACTGTTGCTGTATCTGTATCTGCTGAAAAGAATAAAGTAGGAACCTTTGCTTTAATCGCATAGATAAGAGCGAACATACTCTTACCAGCATTGGGTGCGGCTGCAATCATACATACCTGACCTCTACGAAACTTGATCTGCTTCTTAGCTAGATCAGCCCATACGTCAGGTAGTGGTGTTGCATTAGTGGTTGACCCACGCCACGCCCTATTTAAATTAAGCAACGTTCTCCTCTTGAATCTTTATATTTAATTTAGCTCTTAGTTTTCTGCGGTCAAACTCACTTGCTCCGCCCCAAACGCCAAATCTTTCTTTGTGTAATCCCCATTCAAAACACTCGGCAATATGAGGACATATTTTGCATATTCTTTTAGCATTAAATACCTGACTACTAGAACCGATATCAGGGAAGAATAGTTCTGTATCCACCTCAGAACATAATGGGTTCTCAAATTCCCAAGGAACCCGCATAACTTATTTTAAAAAGATAGGATCAACTGGTGCATAGCCTTCAGGCTTACGCATCGGTTTAGGACCTTTCATTGGATCAAACCAACCTTTGTATGGTTTGCCCTTTTGAGAAACTCCAACAGCAAATACCATCTTGCCATTAATGCAATCAGGTGCATCTGCTCTGTCATATGTCCAAACAGTTCCATACTTATCTGTCATTGTGTCACCACCTGCATCTGATGATACTGCGGTAGCACCTAGTGCTTTCTTAGCATAGGAGATAGCACCTCCGCCATTACTAGGAGCTACATTAGCTCTACCTAGTGAGGCACCAACAGACTCTATTAGAGTTGCTGTATCTTGAACTGCTGTTAACAGTTCTTCTAATTCTTTAGCGTTATCGGCATAGATATTTATAAGTGAACCATCTTTGCCGTAGTTAACCTGTATCTTTGTTGTTGCATTTGCAGCCATTACTTACCTCCGGTGTGTTTGACAGTTAATCTTAATGATTCCTGTCCTTGTTTTTTTGGTACAAAGCCGAGGAGTTTTTCTACCTCTTCGGCATCTACTGAATTACGACCAACTATGGTGCTCCATACTATGGATACACCACTATTCGTATGTCCAGTAAATCCTTCTAATGAAGCCCGTAAGGACTCCTTCTCATCTGATAACTCTTTAATCTTTGCATCTAATTGTAAATATTTCAAAGCGGATGTGTCAACCTCAGGGTTGTCTATGAATATCTCATCCTCTTTGATAAGTTCTTTTTTTATACCAGTACATCCAATCTTGCCCGACTCATCAAAGTACTTGCAATAGAACTTGCAGTAGTTTTGATCGCGCTCTGGCTCTGGTGCAATTGCGCTCTCTTTAATAGCTGATAACCAATTCAAAGCATCTTGTGCTAGTGATTCATCATAAGGTTCTGAATGAACTTTGATATCTCTTTCATCACCATCACGGGCAATGGCTACTAGATTAACAGTTCTGGGTTTCCCCTTACCAGACTTATCAAGTAAGTAGCCATACACCTGTACTTGCCAACGCTGTTGTAGCGATGGAAAGTAGGATAGATTCTTAACCTTAACGGTTTTCCAATCTATCACATCTCCTGTTTCAGGTATATATAAATCTATATGAGCTTTCATATCACCGAACTCAACTTCTGTTTCAACCAAATACTTCTCACCCTTTGGATCAAGAGCGGATATAGCCTTCTCAATCTCAGCGTGGATAGCAGTACCCATAATTGCAGCTAACTTTAATTCATTATCATTAGTTGCATCTCGCCCATTGAGACGATACCAAACCTTACGCCGACATCCACCTAACTCAGATGGACCTACTTGTGTCTGCTTAGATCTAGCTCTACCAGCATCCTTATCTCTAAGAACCTGGAGTAATAATTCTTTAGGATCGCTCACTAGTTCCTTGTCTAAGCGCTACTGCATAAGTTGGATAACGCTTGTTTAAACTTTTTCTTATCTGCTTAGCAGAAGTTTTATATATTAGATACATAAATTTGAAATACATTATAACCCCCATTTAATAAAGCACTCTAAAATAAATTTGTACATCTCTAAGTCTAATAGATACCACTGTAATTGCCAATAGATCTCACTCATTTATTATCCTTACTTAGTAAATTGTGTCTTGATACTAGGCGTTCCACCACACCATACGTTGTACTGTATGGCAATGTTGACAGCTTTCTTTGCAGCACTCGTTGCTTTTGTATGAGTTTTTGTTTCAGCATCCATTGCTACTAGAGCACCTAGAGCTAACCCACCACCTGAGCCTATGCCGTATAGACCTCTGTCATCTCGCATATACCCGTAGTCATCACTAAGTTGAAATAACTTTCCATTAAAACAAAGTAAAGCATCCCAACCTGAGTCATCATCATTCTTATTCTTAGGCGCAGGATCATAACCTGCATCAGTTAGTGTTTGTTTTATAGATGGTAATACCCTGATCATTACAAACCTATCAGGATCTTGTGTCTTAATTACTTTAGGTGGTTGCCATAAGTTATTAAGAATATCTCCAGCCAGTGCATCACCGGCAACTGCAATTAAATATTCGTTGACCTTAACTATCTTGTCGTAACCTTTAGCTATGTAAGGTCTGTCTGTATAAGTAGTCATTGAGTCTGCTGCAAGCACAGCCCAACCCTTACCTTGTATACCAACAATTGCCGTCATAATTGCCTTCCTTTATCTTAGGTAAATAATAACACCAACCACCAACAAGTGTTAGTAAGTGGCTAGGACACGCCGCGAATACGATGTTATCGGTTACTAGATGAAAAATGGGTATACTACGAGCCGTGAGGCGAGTTAAACCAGAAGCGGCGCGTTGAGCGCCGCAACGGTAATCCAGAGTATGTTCCGTCTACCTACCCTGCGAAAAAATAAAGATAAGCTCCCACCTAAATTTGGTACAGATCTTAGATCTCTCGGTCCACTACACGCTTGTCCTTGCGGTTCTAAAGTATTTTCTATCCTAGCTACCTTTGATAACTTTGAGATATCCTGGTATATGTTAGATGCAACCTGTGCTAACTGTGGCAACCTAGTAATTGTGCCTTGTCCAATAGACGATCCCAGTAAATAGGCATAAAAAAAGAAGGCCACCCCGTTAAGGGTGGCCCTGTATTACCTCGCAGTAAAGTTAATTACTTAGTGCCTAGACCGTATTCTTTCTCGGTCTTGTCTGCCCATTTAGCGAGTGGTCCTGCTATGGACCCTATTAAGATTGCTTGTTCTGGTGCTAGGTCAGCAGCAAGGGCTAGTCCCATTGTTACTGCCGATGCTAGTACTGCCCGAAGATAAGACTTAAACGCAGCCTTAGTCTTTGGATTTTTTAGTTTAGCTATTAGGTTTTTCATTGTCTCTCCTATTTTTTTTAGGTGGTACACCCATCCAACTGAACCAGTTAGAATCGTCTTTAGCATACTCAGTTTTAATTGAGATATGTAGATGTTTATTATGTTGGTTGCTACCTTTATAGGTATGCTCCCCTTTTTCCTTGCTCCAGATTTTACCTTTAAATATTAGGTACTTAACTCTATTATCATCTTGTAGCTTGGTATAGATATCCTTACAGTCCACACCATTTACTGGATCGTGGGTTAAATCAACTGCTAATCCAGTATTGTGATCTGAGTTAGGACTTTGACTTAGATGGGCAGCAGAAGGTAGCAGACCATCACTTGCTTTTTTTCTTTTAGGCCAAATGGCTGTGGCCTGGCGCAGCACAGCAACAGCAGCAGGTGTGGCTTTCTTTACAACAGTTGTCATTCATTACCTTTCCTCGTTTCTATATCGTAGTGAAAAGCATTAGAGTCTTCAGTGACCCACTTCTTCTTATCTTCAACATCCCACTTGCGATCATTAATTATTCTATGGATTAGTGGGTCTCCATACTTAGTTGTATATGATGGTTCAAAAACAAATATTCTATTGTTAGGCTGGATAGCAAAGTTGCCATCATCTCGCTCTATAACGTGACCGCACTTGTGTTCATCAGGTGTCTCTGAGTATCCATCATCTAATCTATTAGAGTCTGGATTGTGCCAGTCAAGGGTAAATAAGTACTTACCATTTACTTTAGTCTTATTCCTGTCCACATAATGAAGACTTAGGTTTGCTAGGTTACCAAACTTGGTAGCTGTTATGTATGGACTAAAAGAGTTCCACAATACTAGGTTATATAAACTTTCTTCTGGTACACCTGGCTTCTTACAGAAGGCATTGATAGGCATACGCCACCACAGGCCACCATCTTCCATCATAAAATGAAATAGTGGACTTCTATTTTGTACGCTACTGACTCCAAAGATCACACAAGGAAAATACTTATCGTGGCTATCCTGCTGATTGCGTAGAAAATTGCCTCTTACATAACAATCTATTGGTGGGATATTAGCGTTTAACTCTGGCATTTATTTCTTTAATACCTGCAATACTAAGTCAGTTAAGAACTCCACTTTTTCCTCCAGCCGATTGACCTGGTCCTTGACACTTGAGCCTCCATTGGGGCGAAGCTCAGATAGGTAATGCTTTACAAGGTGTCTGACTGTAATTGCTAGCGTTCCTACTAATGTAGTCGCCGCTACTGCCAGCCCTGCCCATTCGTTCGGTGTCATATTATCATATCAATCTAATAGTAGCGATTAACAATCCACCGTATCCGGAGAATCTTCTATCACTAGGGGTTCTGTTTATAAAGTCAAGCTCTTCAATTAATCCAATGTATGACTCACCAGTTCTAAAGTCTTCTACTCTGATGGTGTCTCCTACATTCTCTATCGCTTCTAGTTGACTCAACCGATCATAGGCTGAACCTTCATAGCCCACCTCAACGCCTAGGTTATCGCTCTCGTGGTCATAGCAGAATAAAGGGTATTGGATTATTCTCTGGCGAGGTACAGCAGGTAAAGACTTTAATTGGTATCCAGTAAATAGTGGACCCTTAGTTGCATCAGTTGATGATCTAGAGATAGTAAATTTAAATGCAAGATACTCTTGCGCTGAGTTAGGATAAGGTACACCTAGTTCACTAGTTGCAGCACCTTGTGCAAAACCACCTATGTTGTATTCAGCGTTAGAGTAATCAATAGACTTGATAGTAATACCACCATCTGTGGTATCTATTCTAGGATTAAGTAGTTTGAATAGTTTATTCTCTAGTGTGTTATACCGTATGAAACCTGTTTGTAAGTAACCACTTGCTACCTTATCGGTTGTGGACTCAGCATAGATAATATTGACAGAACTAAAGGCTGCTCTATCTGTATTACCAAAGAAGGCTACCTGACTAGATGCAGCAGCGACACCGCTTGCTATTAGATCCCAAGCCCAAGGAAATACTAGGCTGTTAGCTATCACAGTTGCAGATAGATCTACCTTCACTAGTCCTGCCTCACCATCA